CGGGTGGGATGTTGTGACCCTGGACATTGATCCGCGCTTTGAGCCTGACATTGTAGCCGACTTGCGTACATGGTCTACGTCTGAGTATTTTGATTTCATATGGGCATCGCCAGTCTGTACTGAGTTTGCTAAGTTTGCTATGCCTTGCTGGTATCCGCCGGCCGCATTACCGGCCCCAGATATGAGCCTGGTGCTTGCGAGTAAACGAATCATTGATGAGTGCAAGCCGCGCTATTGGGTGATCGAAAATGTCCGTGGTGCTGTACCGTTTTTCGAGAGCGTGCTGGGGAGGCCGTCTCTGGTGCTATCGCCGTACTTTCTCTGGGGACACTTCCCTAATGTTGGGGTTAAGCGCACCTGGGGAACTAAGACGAAGCATTTATCTTCGAGCGCTAAAGCGGAGCGTGCGCGTATACCGGCGGTGATTAGCCTGGCGCTGGCTGAGGCGATTGAACAACAAATGTGTTTTGTATAGCCGTATACACAATTCCTATTGATTGTGCATACGGGCGAAGACTAGCGAAAAGTGATAGTAGAATGACTGGCGAATTACGTATAAACGCGGTAGAATTATACGCAAATAGAGATGTAGCCGCAGCGCTTGCGACGCCCGGCTACATGAGCACCCTGGTGGGGATGCTACCTAAAGTATATCTTGTATCACCATTCCCTACCAGCGCACTGGAGGGATTTTTTGCTTTGTCAACCAAAACATGTACCGAATGCGGAATTGAAAAAGAGTTGTCTGATTTTTACGCCGATAAGCGGAATAAGGATGGTGTGCGTAGCCATTGTAAAACATGCGTGATAGGCGAGAGCAGGAAATACAGGATAGGTCATATCGAGCATGTACGTGCTTATAAATCTGAGTGGTGGCAAACATATAAGGTCAAAGCGAAAGACAAGATTCGTGCCCAGCATGCTGCTTACTATACACAAAACCGCGAGCAAGAATTGGACCGGTGTAGAGCATACCAAGCTGCGCACCGCGAAGAAAACAAGAGACATTGCAAAGAGTACTATGCTGCCAATGTGGAGCGTGAGCGTCAGCGGGTGTTGCGCTGGCACAAGGAACACCCCGAAATGCATCGTGCTGCAGATGCCCGAAGGCGTGCTCGGATGTTACAGGCAGGCGGTGAGCACACTGCTGAAGACATCAAGCGTCAGTGTAATGTGCAGAAGTGGCGTTGTTGGTGGTGTGGAAAGAAGTGCAAGAAGCAGTACCACGTCGATCACCTTATACCGTTGGCCCAGGGCGGGCATAACGGGCCAGGCAATATTGTGATAGCGTGCCCACGATGTAATCTATCGAAGCACGACAACCTCCCCAGCGATTGGGCGGGGAAACTGTTTTGACGCACCAGAGCCGAAAGGACAATGAGAGATGAAAACTAGACAATTGCTTTACGACGCTGAGATGTCTGCCCCGCAGTTTGTTGATTGCGAGAAAATCGGCAACGTCGCCGTGAGTGTCGATGAGGTTGATGGTTATCCTACAGAGGTGTGTCTTGAGATTACGTACAACAATGCTCCCCGCACTTGGCTTAGTCCACAGCAGGCGCGCGGGCTGGCAGAGATGCTGTGCGCGGCTGCCGAGACTATCGAAACCAAGCCGGAAGAGAAGGGGTGAGGCGATGGACGACAGAATGCTGACAGACATGGGTGTTGATCCCGATAACGAACCGGAAGAGTACGACTTGGACGACTGCTACTGGATGTGTGACTTGTGCGGCGAGGAACTGCCATGTGTCACGATAGACGAACCAATGCCCGCAGGCTGGACAACTATTGGTAGTGGGTTGCTGTCGGTTGTGGCGTGTCCGAAGTGCAGCAAAGAGTGGAAGGAGTGACGCGATGAAATTATCAGAAAGCAATATCAACGACATTAAGATTTGTTACTCGCTAGGCGTCTTTACTCAGCGCGAGCTGGCTGAGTGGTTTCACGTTAGTCAACCTACAATAAGCCGCGCTGTGAATCGTGAAGATAAGGGGTGAGGCGATGGGTTGTCCAAAGTGTGGTACAGATAACTTCTTAGGTTTAGATATCTTGTGTCCTGCGTGCACTGAAGATAGCACACCGCAGGAGGAGAAGGCACAGTTTTACGTCTTGGTCGCTGGCGACTTCCTGGAAGACGCCGAGGCTACGTTTGATGATCAGGCGGACGCAGAGGAAAAGGCCGTGATGTGCTCCATCGATGACAGCGCTTGGCTCGTCTGCGATGCCGAAGGCGAAGTCCTGTCTATCGCGTACGGTCGAGAGCTGTATACCAAGTAGAGCATGATATCTATACAATTCAACTACCTATTAAGGAGAGACACATGAAGCAATTGACACGAGAGCAGGCGATAGCAATTTCACAAAGTGGCGAATGGAAAGATTGGACAGATGAAGAAATTGTCAGGTTTCAACTTTTTCAGGATAGGCTAGCCATTCCTTTCAGCCGATTTCACGAGGCACTTGAAAATGTGTTGGGAAGACCTGTCTATACTCATGAACTTGGTCTAGCATACGATAAGATAGTGGATGAGTATCAGCGCGAGCGAGCCGCCCCAACTTTTCATGAAATAATATCCCTCATTCCGCCCGACAAGCTCATTGTCTTAGGCTTGGATGATATTGAGTAAGTAAAAATATTAGCAGATTTAATAAGTTGGAAATAAGGAGAGTAACCTATGTTTTCATTAGATAACTCAGTAGAAAAAGAAGCGGTAAGAAAGCTCGGAGACGATATCGGGTTCGGTAATATGATGAACCTGGCACGTGACTGCTGGCACGATAGCCTACAGGCTAAGTATCCCGGCACTCCCGATGGTGAGCTGGCTGTTGGCCCATGCGTTGCTACAACTGTTCCCTGTGGGTGCAAGAAGGCTTACAAGTGTGATTGGTGCTGCGGGTCTGGGTGGCTCACAAAACGAGTGGCGCGAGCGAAGGCCGAAGCCGAGGAGGGAACCGATGGGGAGTAGACTGATAGGTTGTTCGTATTGCCAGATAGATACCGCCGGAAACCACGAGCGGAGCTGCCCAAGTCACCCGGCGCAGAAGCAGCACAAGGTGGCGCGAGATTTACCTCATGGATGGCAGTGCCCGGTATGCGGTGCGGTGTACGCGCCGTGGGTGGCACAGTGTAGCAACTCGCACGCCAGACACACGACAGCGAGCACCACGGGCCAGTGGACAGAGGGGACGGTGAGAGATGAGTGAGAAAAGCGTTGTGGCTAAAGGCGAACAGGACAGAGAGGCTATTCGGCAGGCACGTCAGCTTAGACTTGCTGTGGTAACAAATGTGTGGCGCCAGGGATTGCTGACGGACGACCAGGCGCGCGAAATTCTGCGGGGCAGGTTGGTTCCCACGGACGCTCTAACCGTTCGCGACGATAGTCATTTGTTGGGAGTGGATAGCGCCCTGCACAAGATCTATTAGTAGCCGATAACGACTTACAGGGAGGTATAGCCTATGACACACCCACCATCACAGCACGTACATCACCGCATTCGCACTCAGCTATCAATCGCGCAGGACGCCGACGGCTGGCTGTACGTCGTCTGCAACGTGTGCGATAAGCGCTGGTTGGCAGGCAACTACAACGCGCGCAAGAGTGCGTACACCAGCGACAACGTTGTTAAGCAGGACGCGGAGAAGGTTTGGCAGGAGGCGCACAGTGGACACTAGTATATTACTTAGGCACCAGGCAGCGCTAGACGAGATAGAGAACTACCTGAGCGACGTGGAGACGTTTGCTATACTACGCAACGACAATGCGCAGCTGCGGGCGCTGTTGGAGGCCATTGTCAAGGAGACTGACCCTGGGTGTATTAATACAGATCCTCGTGGTCGATACGTAAAGTCAGGTGGTGGATACCGTCGCTTACCAGACGACTTGACGTTGGCGATCAACGTCGCATCTGAGTACCTGGGGCTGATGGCGTAATGACTGATACCCGGAAGCCCATCGGGGCCAACCTTCAGATGACAGATCCAGATCACGTTAAGATATGGAAATTCATCTGTGATATGATGCGACAGCATGGCATCAGCCAGGGGCAGGTTATCCGGGACGCGCTGGTTGCATATGCGCATATGCAAGCGCAGCCAAGCATAGAGAAAGCACCTATCGCATATGCAACCGCAGACAACAGTGATGTAGTGCAGGCCATCAACGAGGGTTTTGCCACGATGGCCAAACTGCTACAAAATATCAGCGTCGTGCAGGCTAGCGTACCACAAAGCGCGGAATATGGGACACAAGAGCTGCCACCGACGATGACAGACGCCACCGTAGAGTGGGAGGCTATTGATCCGAATGTGCCGACGCCGTTCTTACGCGGCATCAAGAAGGTAGCTAAGCCGGGGATGCGGCTAGAAAGTTAGGAGATTATGAAAATAACTATTCGGTGCGATACATGCAATATAGAAGCAATTATCGATGACGTCGAGCATGACTATGTACTCAATGCGCAACGCTTTGCGTTAAACCACGCAGAGCATGAAATGTACGCCGTGGGGATGAAAGAATTGTATACCGCAGCACGCGTATGGATAGAAGAGACGCGTAAGCTAAACGAGGCTATGCGCCCGGCTTATGATGCTCTGATCGAAGTGTTTCGTGAGATTGGGGCGAGTAAAGAGGACGCCGAATGAATCCACAGTGTCCAGAGTGCGGTAGCAATGAGATAGTGTGCGCTGTCTGTGGTCACCTGTTCCGTCCGGCAGAATTCGCAGTCATGACAGACGCAGAAAGCCGCGTGCTTAAAACACTGCGCGATGTGCGCCCATCACCATCATCTCCCGTGAGCACCAACCTGATCGCCGACTTTGCAGGCTACTCGTCACGATGGACACGCCAGCAGCTAAACAGCTTAGCACGGTCGGGTGTACTGCACAGGCCACATGGGGAGAGGTCGGGATGGGTAGAGCAGTACGTTATAAAGGCACAGATACATATATCGCAGCACTACATACTACAAGCCACAGCATAATAAGACTTCCGTTATACATCCGTTATTAACAAGAGCCTACCTGATAATAAGGGTAGGCTCTTTGCATTCCCCCAGGGCGACAGATAGATCACAGCCTACAGGACGCGGTAGCGTGGGGGACTTAGCAATAGCCAACAGAGGCATATGCATCGATACAGACGGCACGGCGACTATAACCCTTGGTGTAGCGTGACATTGTTCACGCTGGTTGGCGTTATCGTGGTGGTCGCGGCGATCATGCTGATGGCGCGGTAGGCGAATTGTTTGAACGTCATAGAGGTGAACATGACACTAAATAACAGCAAGCAGGACATCATAACCAAACGCCGCGAGGATGTAGCGCGCGGCAGGTTACGCGGTTGGACACAGCGACAGCTCGCAGAGTATTTGAATGTGAGTGTCGGAACAGTCAACCGCGATTTGGCTTGTCTGCAAGAGGAATGGAAGGCCGCTGCACTTACCTCTATCGAAGAGCACAAGATACGAGTGCTGGCTGAGCTGGCTGAGGTTAAGCGTAGAGGGCACGCCACAGACAACATGAACGCAGTGTTACAGGCCATCAAGGCTGAGGTTGACATACTAGGCCTTGATGCCCCCGCGAAGAGTGAGATCAGCGGATCGTTAACGTGGGAGCAGGTGGTTATGCAGGCGATAGAACAGGGGCCATCCCACGATGGTGATCCCTACACCTAGCGATGTACTTTACAACCCAGAAGAATACGCGAGGACGTTTCTATACATCCTCGATAAGCAGAAGCGCAAGCAACGCCTGACATACAACCAGGCACAGCTGCACTACCTTAACAATCGCACACGCAGAGACTATATTCTCAAGGCCAGACAGCTGGGGATGTCTACCGCCATACAAGCAGAATTCTTCAGAGTGGCAACGACGCGGGCGGCCGGGACGATGACGCTGGCGCACGATGACGATACCACACAGCGCTTACGGCGAATGGCAGACTTCTACTACGACAATCTGCCGGATGGGTTTAAGCCTACTCGCAAGTATGCTAACGCCAGCGTGACAACCTACCCGCTACTCAACAGTGAGGCCGCCATCGGGACGGCTGGTAGCTTAAAGGTGGGGCGTGGTTTCACCCTCACACACTTTCATGGGTCAGAGGTTGCATTCTGGCCAGACGCCGAGAGCATACTGGCCGGCGCGATGCAAGCGGGCAATCCGGCCATCGCACTGGAAAGCACACCGAACGGCGCCCAGGGCTACTTCTACGAAGGGTGCATGGAGGCGCTAGACGGCAATAAGGACATCAACCTCTTTTTCTTCCCGTGGTGGTGGGACCCGGAGTATCGGAAACCACTAGAGCTAGGCGAAGAGATTGAGTACACGGCGGAAGAGCAAGAGCTAGTCGATGAGTACGGGTTAGACGCCGAACAAATCAACTGGCGCCGGGCTAAGAAGCGGGAGCTTAAGCACCTATTCCCGCAAGAGTACCCGGAAGATCCGATCACATGCTTTCTGCTGTCGGGCACAGGGTACTTCGGAGACATCTCAGGTGTACGCAAGGTCAAGCTCGGAAGTGTGCAGTACAACCCGGATCACCGTTACTTCGCTGGCCTGGACTTTGCGCAGACGGTTGACTGGCTATCACTCAGTATCATTGACGACACGACGGGCGCTGAGGTGGATTTACTGAGAATACAGCGCTTGCCGTGGAAAGAGTTGAGAAAGCGTGTGATTGACAAGTTCCTTGAGTGGAGTGTCATAGGGTGCCAGGCGGAGTCTAACTCGATGGGCACAACCAACATCGAGGCACTACAAACAGAGATGCAGGAACACGGGTGTCACACAGTAGTCGAAGCGTTCGAGACAAACAACGATAGCAAGCACAGTATCATGAGTGCTTTACACGAATCAATGCACAGCAAGCGGTTGGCGGTACTTGACGATCCGATAAGGCTGAAGGAATTACGGGTATTCACGTCATCGCAGACAAAGACAGGACTTTGGCAACTAGCGGCGCCAGCGGGAGAGCATGACGATACGGTGATATCGCTGGGGCTGGCACACTATGCAAGGACACACCACATGAGCCCGGCGGGGATGGTTGACTGGGCGTAAACAGAGGGAACATGCCAGAAGAACTAAGTGAGTATGTTGCAATCAAGGCGGTAGGCGACTGGGAGTTAGAAGTCAGGGCGATACCGTTTGATGACAAGGACGCCGACGGCCAATACTTCGACGCCAGCACGGATATCATGCAGGCGCAGTTCTCGTCTCCGGTAGTCACCTACTATCATGGCATCAAGCAGGATACTCCTGCAATCATAGGCAAAACGGCACGCATTGAGAAGCGCTCAGATGGTTGGTGGGCGCGTGTTGTTTTGGATAAGGCGCAGGCACTTGCCCTGAAGGTGTGGGAAGCCGCCAAGAATGGCACAGCTTACGCATCGTCCGGTTCTATCCGCCATTTGGCGCGGTTGCAACAGAATGGGCAGATGACAGCCTACGACAAGCGCATCCCTGGGCGGATCGCCGTCTGGCCATTTGCGGAGCTGGCGATCTTTGACACACCACCAGGCCAGCGCCCCGCATCATGGCGAGCGGTGGCATACCCAGCACTCAAATCAGTGTACGAACAGGCCGGAATCGACTGGCCTGATATTGACAACCCAAGCGACAAGGGCGCAGCGAAAGGCGAGGAGCATAGCGCAGCGCCGGAGCAAAGGGAGGACAACAACGAGAAAACTATAGGAGCTAATGCAATGGAAGAGAAAGACATCCAAGCGCTGGTTGAGCAGCGCGTAGAAGCCGCAATGAAGGCCAGCCAGGAAAAGGCTGAGGCGGCACAGAAGGTTGAGGCAGAGAAGCAGGCCGCAGCCGATGAGGCAGTCAAAGCTGCCAAGGCTGAGTGGGAGAAGGAAGCGGCGAAGAACAATCGCCTGCCCAGCGCTCCCTACGTTGCCGAATTCGGCGATACGTGGAAGTATGACAACCTAAGCGCTGGTGAACTGGGGCTAGTGATCGACACGATGAAGAGTGCTGGTCGTCAGGTTTCGGCTAGCGCAGTCAAGGCACAGGCCATCAAGCTGATCGAAGACAAGAACGACTATGGACACCGCGAGCTGGCGCCAAGCTACTCTTTGGGCGCAATGAAGGCCGCCGGGATTAACCCGACGATTGACGCTATCAAGGGTGTTACAGATCCTCTTTACACTGGTGGCACCACGGACGGTGGTAACTGGGTTGGAACTGCTTATGCACGCGAGTTGTGGGGCGTTATCCGTGCCGAGGCCGCAATTATGGCCAAGCTTCCCAGCGTTGTTATTCCAGACGGATTTGCATCTTCGGTGTTTCCTGTCGAGGGCACTGACCCGACCTGGTACGGCGTTAGTGAGGCATCTTCAGCTGACGGCACGCTGAAGGTTCCCGCCGCCACCGTGACGGCATCGCAGATCACCACGCCCACCAACGTTACGTTAAGCGTCAAGAAGGTCGGCGCGCGCGTGATGTACACGGGTGAGATGACTGAGGACAGTCTGATCGCTTTTGTGCCTCAGTTGCGCAATCAGCTCATCACCTCCGGCAAGGAGCAGATCGAGCACCTGGTGATCGACGGCGATACCACCACGACCGCATACACTAACATCAACGATATTGGCAACAGTTCCGCCGTTACGGCTGGAACGCTGTTCTTGCAGTTAGACGGACTTCGCCACTATGCGCTGACTAATCTTAGCCGCGCGGGCGGGGCACTAAGTGAGGACGATTTCCTCGAAACGATGTGGAAACTTGGAACCGCCGGGATCGGCGGCGCCGACATGTCGAAGTGCGGTTTTGTGATTGACCCGAACGTGTACAAGAAAGCGTTGCAGATGGCCGTGCTCAAGACTAAGGATGTCTGGACACAGGCAACGCTTGAGACGGGAACACTCACGAAGCTGTGGGGATACAGTGTATTCCCGTCTTGGTTCATGCACTTTAAGAGCGCAACCCGCAAGAGCAACAGCGCTGGTAAGGTCGATCAGACCACGGTCGGGAACAACACCTACGGCGCAATTCTGGCCGTGCGCTGGGATCAATGGAAGTTGGGCTACAAGCGCCAGATGACCATTGAGACTACCCGCATAGCCAATGCGGACGCCTGGGAGATTGTGGCCCTGGCGCGCCTGGGGCTGGCCTACCGCGACACGAGCGGGGCGGCCGCTATTACATACGGGATCACGGTTTAGTAATCCTGAGACGACAGCCTGATGGGGGAGGTGTTAATCCTCCCCCGGAGGCCAAAGGGAGAATAACATGGGAAGTACATATATTTTACGTAAAGGAAACGCCACACTCAGCGATTTGGCTGATGGTATGGCCGCCAACGGGCTCTATGGTGGCGGCAGGGCGTGGCGCGTTAACTCTAGCGGAAGTGGTGATTACGCCACGATCCAGGAGGCTGTCAATGCCGCATCTCAGGGTGATGTCATTCTGATCGATGGATCGGCAGAGTATGACGAGAACGTTACTGTCACTACACACAAGCTAACATTCGTTGGTGTAGGCGCTCCGCGTTCAGTTCGTGCCACTTCGGTGGGCACCAACTCAACCTGCTTTACGATTAACGGAGCCTACGATGTCGCCATGTTCAATATGAACGTGGGTGGTAGGGGCACGGGGTCGGCGCTTGAATTAACTGGGCAGATCCGCAGGTTCAGCGCTTTTGACTGCCGGTTTTCTGGTGGGGCCAACGGTGTTGAGATTGCAGCCTCGTCTGGTGGGCAGGTGGTTGATGTGCTATTCGAGCGCTGTCGCTTCGAGGGCACTGATGGCGTTGAGTTCAGCACCGGCGAAGGCGGTGATCCCGCTTCGCAAATCTACTTCAAAGACTGCGACTTCCAGTATTGCGCGGCGCTGTGCATTAACCACCCGACGGGCAGCTGGTCAACCGGTCTATTTGTGCAGGGGTGCAACTTCCTACCTGAAGAGGATGGAACCGCGCCGTCTACGGGTTGGATTAAGGCCGACAACGCTGCACAGACTGGCATGATCTCTGGTTGCTTCTTTGCCGACACGTTGCACGAGGCAGACAGGACTGCCATCGATGCTGGCGTGCTGTATGTTGGCAACTACGCTGAGGAAGGTGTCTCAGCGGCACGTCCAGACTAGTTATTGTGTACTGATGGTCTTAGCGATGAGGGGAGGGGAATAACTCTCCCCTCAGGAGCCTAGCATGCAAGGTTTAAGAGACGTGATTTTAAGGGGCACAACAGACGGCACAGGGGCGCTAACTGTAACCGGTGATATTAGCGTATTCGGCTGGCTGTATGCGGTTGAGTGGATCGATGGCACACTGGACAACAGCAACACCGCTGTTCTATCTGTAACAAGCACGCCGAGCGGTGTTGATCGCACGTTGCTCACGCTAGGTGCCGGAGAAGGCGATAGTGATGTGGTTTATTACCCGCGGGTTCTTGAGTGTGACAATGCCTGTACATCGATTAGCACATACGCCATGCACTGCATCGCTGGAACACTGAAGCTAGTCATAGCCAGCGGCGGCGCTTCGCATGAGGGCGGCTGTATCGTCTACGTGTTCGATTAGGGTAGCCCATGACGCAAGGCACACGATTTATCGACAGATTGTTATGGTTGGCGGGGTACGTCAGGGCTGACGCGCTGAAGGCTACTGGTATTCAGTCGCCCGACTGGGCGCGCGCCGGATTGCAGCCCTGGACAGATGAGCCAAACCTAACAGTTATCGAGAATCAACTTAACACGATGGCCACGCTGTCGTGGGTATATAACGCAGTATCAGCCAGGGCGCAGACGGGCGCGGGTACACCGCTTAAAGTCAAGCAGCGCGTCGGTGAAGAGCAGAAGGATATCGATAACCACCCATTCGAGATGCTGTTGGATAGGCCTAATCCTCTGCAATCGCGCACCGAATTCTTGACGGCGTGGTTTGGGTATCGGGCGCTGGCGGGTAATGCTTACGTGTGGCTAAACAGGACAAACCCGACGGTGGCGCCTTCTGAGATGTGGATGATCCCGCCGCAGTCGATCAGGCCAGTGCCGGACGAGAATTTGTACCTGCGCGGCTATGTCTATTACCCAGGTGACGGCAGAGAGATACCTCTGGAGACGTGGGAGATTAGCCACAGCAAGACATGGCACCCAACCAACCGCTTTCTGGGGCTATCGCCCATTGAGGCGCTGGGGCTGGCCGTTGAAAGCGACATTGCACAACAGAAGTGGAATCGGAACTACTTCGCGAAGGATAACGCTAAACCAGCCGGTGCGCTAGCCTATGCTGACCCAATCAACGATACAGACTGGCTGCGCATGAAAGAGGACCTGAAGCAGGATCATGGCGGATCTGAGCGTAAGATGATGCTTATCCGCAACGCTGGCAAGGGCGGCGTGCAATGGTTGCAGTTTGGCCTGTCTCAGAAGGATATGGACTTCCTGGCAAGCCGCGCCTTTACAAAGGAAGAGATCTATTCGGCGCTGGCGCCTGGGCTGGCTTCCATTCTGTCAGTAAACGCAACCGAGGCCAACGCGCTGGCGGGCGATAAGACGTTCATGCGCATGTGCATCTGGCCCGATCACCAGGCTATCGCCGAGCGCATCACTACCGACATCTTGCCGGCGTATGGCGAGAACCTGCGCTGCGAGTTTGATGATGTGCGGATCTCGGACAGGGCCATTGAGCTGCAAGAGCAGCAAGCATACGAGAAAGCCCACACTATTAATGAGATACGTAAGGAATATTACAACGATGATCCGCTGACAGATGAGCGCGGCGACCTACTGCCGGCCGAGATTACCGGACCCACTGGCATCGGCCCGACCTACAAGGAGCCGCAGCCCATACCGGCACAGCTTCAGGCGTTTACCGGACAGCAGGAACAGCCGGAAGAGATGATGCAGGAAGAGGAGCGTAACAAGAAAGAGGCCGACATTCCCGAAGAGGAAGACGAGCAAGCTGCAAAGGCCGATCTCCTCCGGTGGCAGCGCAAGGTTACAAAGCGCATGAAGGCGGGGCATGATGCACTTGTGGATTTCGACAGCGAGTTAATAGGCGATGGCCTCAAGTGCGCGGTACTACACGGGTTAGAGCATGTTGAGACTGTCGAGGAAGTACGCGACGTATTCGATAGGGCCATCAAGGCACGGCGCACCAGTAACGCGCCAGACGATGCAGAGCGTAGGCGAGCAGAGCGTGAGCTACAGGCCATTATGGAAGAGTTCTTTGCTGGGCAAATGAAGCGCGTCAAGAAGGCGGTGCAAGTTGTCGCTTGATGCACAGTTCTGGTCAGACGAGGCGAAGCGTCTCTATAACGTGGTGTTCCCGCGTGTGCTGAAAGCCGCCACAAGCGGCGCCCGGAATGCTTTGGCGCAGTTGCTTACATCAACGGAGGTGGGGATAGATTGGGGACTGGTGAATGATGCTGTATATGACTGGGCACAGCGCTACAGCTTCGATCTGGTGAGGGGTATTAACGACACCAGCGCGGCATTCTTGCAGAAGTCAGTTGGCCAGTGGTCGGCAACTGGTGCGCCACTTGACGATCTGATGCAGACAATCGAGCCCATGTTTGGTGAAACGCGGGCGAAGATGATAGCTACAACCGAAGTTACGCGGGCATATTCGGAAGGCAACATAGTTAGTTGGAAAGAGGGCAAGGTTGTTGATAGCCAACGGTGGATGACGTCAGAAGATGATCGTGTGTGCCCTATTTGCGGTCCGATGGCTGGTGAGGAAGACACACTTGGGGGTAACTTTGGCGGGGTTGGGATACCTCCCGCGCACGTCAATTGCCGATGCTGGTTACAGCCTGTTGTGAGGTTACCAGAATGATCAGCGTCAAGATCGATGGATTAGATAGCCTGAGTAGGCGACTTGAGAAGCTTAGCGGAGTCGGAGATGCACTAATTGAGACAACCGACAAAGCTGTTAAGTATGTGCATAGCCAGGTGCCACCATACCCCCCAACGCGCCCAGGACAGCGTTACGTGCGCACGGGGACGCTGGGGCGGTCGATAGGTACAGAGGTGCGCAGCCTGGGCGTCAGTGTAGTAGGCACGATTGGAACATCTACCGTATACGCACCGTGGGTTATCTCGGATAAGCAACAAGCATGGATGTACACAGGTCGCTGGTGGACACTTCAGGGTGTTGTGCGTAAGGCGAGAGATGGCATTGTCAAGATTTATGCGGATATGTTGAAGAGGCTCGTGCATGGCTAACGAATACGTTACTACGGCAGAATTTAAGGCCGAGCGTCCTGACACAACGTGGGGAAGTACCTACGACACGCTGATCGCGGCCCTGTGCACTCGTGTTAGTCGTTACATCGATACGCTTTGTCTACGCCCTGCTGGTTACTTTAAGGCAGGAACTGCAGCTGCTAAGTATTTCAACGGCAACGGGCGCCAGGAGTTGTGGGTTGACGACATGGCGGCGGCGCCAACCATCGTGGCGGTTGCCGAGACTGGCATCACCGATGGGGCGGGCGGCACTGGTGGATCGTACACTACCTGGGCAGCGACAGACTATTATTGCTGGCCCATGAACGCGGCAGCAGACGGCAATCCGTATACTGCATTGGTTGTT